AATGAGGCGGCCGCTGTTGCTGTTTCTACTGCAAAAAGAGTGTCATAAGAAGCTGCAATTGAGGCTGCGATATTGAAGGGCGATACCTCATTTGGGGAGTTTCCAAATGATGTTAGGGTAGCGAGATCCGACAAATCGTAACGGAGTGAGTGCCTAACGCAAGTGATATCTGCGTGGCCATCTGTAAGAGATGTTTCTGTTACTGCATCGGTTTCTAGGGTTGGAGTTTTGAAATTATCGCGCCCATAGAGCCCAATTTTTCTAACTCGTACAACCGGGCTACCAGTGCCGTTAATAGATCCCCCGTACATGAGATATGGAGTGTTACGGAGGTTTGCGGTGTCTTTAATAAGGAGGTTCAATTCCGCGCTGATCATGTGTGCGAGTCTTAGATCACCGCTCAAATTTGAAAACGTAATAGGCATTTTTATATCCTGTTAATGTGGGGGGTTGTCGTGGCCTCTCCAGCTGTTAACGGTTGCGATCCTAAAGCCTAGTATTTCTTTGTTATTGTACTGTACTCCTGTATGTTTTGTCAATTGTATAAAGTGACCAGGGCCAGGAGTGACAGTGAAAGTGAAAGTGAAAGTGAAAGTGAAAGTGAAAGTGAAAGAGTGTAAGCGATATAATTCCAGGAGCTCCCGGAGCTGCTTATTTTTTCTTTTTGGCCTTTGTTCGAGCTACCAGCTTTTTATCCATACCGTTACCTTTTTTGCGGTTCGTTTTCCTGGATACGGCTCTCAAATTTGACTTTGCATTTGTACCGCCTTTGGAGAGGGGGATAATGTGATCAACTTCGCGCGGATCTCCTGGCTTTAATCCCAGGATCCTCCTGGCTTTGTTCGTCATGTTTCGTCGATCTTTTTGGGTCCTGGTACCATGGAATTTTTTGTATTCTGCTTTGTAATCTCGTTTTTTCTTGGCCATAGCAAATTGGAGGAGGAGGTGGAGGAGTTTATGGAGGGAGGTTGTGGAAGAAAAAAAAGGATGGAGCTCCTGGAAACAATAGAGCTCCATCCAAAAATGTAGCCTAGTAGAAGTACCAGACCATAAGACCATCTTGATCCGCTAGGTTTGCACCAAATGTAACAGTCGCGCCAGATACATTAAATTCATCTTCGTCTGATGCTGTATCTCCCAGGGCTGTAGCGTTTCGGAGTGACAAACCGTTTTTAAATACCAATACCGCTTTAGCTTCGTTGGTACTAAGTGATTGTGCCAGGGTAACGGAATTTGTAGAAGTTCCGGAAATTTGGAAGCCTTCCTGGGCGAAAGTAATACCCAATTTCCCGGAGGTAACGGCTCCATCCTGAATATTACCCTCTTGGACGGCTGATGTAGCTAGGGCACTTGTACCAACGGCTCCAGCTCCGATTTTACTAGAAGTAACGGAAGCGGATGCCAGGGCTGTATCGTTGACAACTCCAGAAGAGAACATAGAAGAAGCATTGATCGCTCCATCTGCGATATGCTGTGAATCCACTGCATCATTAGCGATTTTTACGCCTGTGATCTGTGCGTCTCCTACTGCGCTGGTCTGTACTGCGGCTGTACCCAATTTGCTGGAGGTAATAGCTCCATCCTGGATCTTTACGGAGCTAACCGCGTCTGTGGATAGTTTTCCGTTTGTGACCGATGAATTGGCCAGGGCTACGGTATCAATTGCTCCGTCAATTACCTGGGCCGCTCCCACTGAATCATTAGCCAGTTTTCCCTGGGTGATCTGTGCATCTCCTACGGCTGCGGTCAAAACGGATCCGGATCCCAATTTTGCGCTTGTAATAGCTCCATCCGCTACGCGGGCGGTGGTAACTCCTGAATCAGCGATACCGATTGTGTCCGCCTGCTTTTCCAAGCCGTTATTTACACTGATTTGCCCTAATCCGGTGAATCTTTGGAAAGCAATATTTGTGCTGCCCAGGGTAACGGTACCATCGTTAGAACATACAAAACCCTGCTCTGCAAAGTCACCCTCTAGAGCAAAGAGAAAAGCCCCGGGAAAGTCTGATCCCTCGTCCATGTCTGTTGCTCTGCTCATGGAGGAGCCGCTGGAGGTGTACGAGTAAACTCCGTTTTCTGTGGCGTCTGTCTGGTTCAATAGAAGTACTCTATTTCCGGAGGCCATAGTTACTGAACTTATGGACGCTGGGAGGTTCGTAATATCTACGTTGGCCTCGGTTGCAACTCGTACATTTTCTTTTACAGACAAACCAGCTGCTACAGAATCCACATAGCTCTTAGGGGCTGCGTCTGAGGAGTTACTAGGTGTAGCTACCTGGAGTACGCCACTGGTAAAATCAAATGTAGCCGTAAGATCCAATTTTGCCGGGGTAATATTTCCCGCCAATTTTCCTACTGTGATCTGGAGATCTCCTACGTTGCTGGTTTCTACGGCTCCGGTACCCAATTTGGATGTTGTAACGGCTCCGTTAGCCAGCTTGCCCTCTACAATTGAGAGGTTCGCTAGTGCACTTGTACCAATTTCTCCAGCTCCAACTTTATCAGCTGTAATAGCTCCATCCTGGAGGGCTGCGGTGGCTACAACTGAAGAGCCAAACATATTGGCATTGTTGATCGCTCCGCTGGCTATGGCTGATGATCCAACGGCTCCAGATCCCAATTTTCCGGAGGTAATAGCTCCATCAAGAATTTTTACCGCTGTAATTGCGTTGCTTGCGATTTTTGCCGAAATTACCGAATTATCCGATAACTGGCCCGATTTAATTTGAATTGATCCCATGGTTGGATCTCCTTATGCTGGTGTATAGTCAATTGTTAAGAAGTCGCCTATTTGTGGAATAAAGTCTAGTGTTATGGATGTCGAATTAGTCACACTAAAATTTTCTCCCTGTACTTGTCTCAACCCGTTAAAATAAACCCTTATGGAGCTGGTATCGGCTTCTGGTATGGTAAAAACATCCCTGGAGCCGTTGATCTGGCTGGTTAAATCTGCTTGTTCCACTGTTGTACCTGTTCCTGTTCCTGTGTTGTACATGAAAACCATATTACTCCTCCTGGAGTATTACGGAAATTTCTCCGGATCCGCTTTGTATAGCTACATACAAACTTTGTACGGCTTCAAGCCCTGTACCAATTGCCAGCTCTATGTAATTGCTCTTGGGTATGAATCCCTTATTGCTGGGTACCGATCCTCCATCTGTCCCTCCGTTCTGGACTACAAATAGAGCATAGGTAAGGGAGCCGATCAATACCCTGTTGCATGCTTCCGGTAATTTGATCTCCGTTAAGGAGGTGCTTCCAGTGAAATTATGGAAGTGTGGGAAAGTCGATATCGTTCTAAGATCTTCTGCCATGGTTCTAACCTTTTATGTTCCCGGCTTGTGTTCTCCAGGCCTGTTGTACTCGGTCTCTATTGGCTCGGTAAAACTCCGGATCCTGGAGGGCTCTATCCAGGAGATCTGTAGGCTCCGGGGTTCGCTGTACTCCCATATTTACGCGGGGCGGGGTGGATGGAGCTGGCTGGTTTTCTTGTGCTGTCTGGAGTGCCTGGAGCTGGGCCGGGGTGCTAGCTTCCTGGATCTCCGGGGTTTGTTGTGGCTGGAGTGTTTGGAGGTGTGGCCGTATGAGTACTGGAGCCTGGTCTGGGTTCTTTACCATGGTATCCAGCCAGGTAGCCAGATCGGTCTGGTCTTTCTTTGCCAGCTTCGCCTGGGCTCGTTCGTATGAATACTCCAGGGCCTCCAGCATATCCTCTCCATGTAATCCATGTTTTGTAATTGCCTGGTATCTCGAGTACCTGGTATTTGATTTTTCCAGGTTGCTCTCCAGCTCCTGTACTCGTTGGCTTAATATATCTACTGTGCCCTGGGCTTTTTGTGCTGTTTCCAGCTGCGCCTGGAGCTGGCTAATTTGCTCCTGGGCTGTGTTCGCTCGTTGCGCTACTTTTCCTACTCGGTCCTTAATAATTTCCTCTACTCTACTTTTGAGTATCCAGGTTTGGCCGTCTATTTCTTTTTCCATGGTTTTGATCCTTGTCTATGGTTGGGGGTGAAAGTGAAAGTGAAAGTGAAAGTGAAAGT